CGACACGGGGGTGGGAAGGGCAGACCCCAAGGGCGCCCAGTACAGGAAGCCGGGGTCAGTGAGCAGCGCCGGCAGCGCGATTGCGGAGTTAGCCATGAGAGGTCAGCCCTTCTTGGTGGTGGTGATGTCGCCGATGACGACGGGGTCGCCCTGCGGGGTGGGTGGCGGCTGCGGTGCCGTCAGATCAGGTGCCGGGTCGTCGGCCTTGCGGACCACGCCCAACTGCACGTAGCCGTGCTTCTCCACGTTGGACGCGGGCACAGGGTCGCCCACGTTGTACGCGCGGGCTCCGTCGACCAGGATCGGCTCCGTGGCCACGTAGGTGGCGTACTCGGCAGCCTGTGCGGCAGCGAAATCCTCAACATCGGACATGGGGTTCCCTCTCAGGTGACGGTTTGGTAGTACAGGGTTAGAAGCAGGGACATCGCCGTGCCTGCGCTGTTCTCAAGCGAGTCGACCGTCACGTCCAGTCCGGACGTGCCAGCCGGGGACAACGTCCCGCCAAGGGTCCGGTCTGCGCGAATGGACGCATCCAGCGCGTCGGCGAGGGCGAACACGCGCGCCCGCATCCCTGGTAGGTCACTGTCACCAGTGGTGCAGTTCAGTTGCGCCTCAACGGTGCCCGTTTCAGCCCACTGGAAACCGTTCGGGTCTTGGACTGTGGTGTACGCACCCGCGACCTGATTGGCCACGTAGCCGACCGTGATGTAGTCCGTGGGCGTATCGAGGGTGATCGGCAGTCCGTCGTAGACCGCCACCGCAGACCAGCCCGGCAGGGTAGGTAGCAGGGCCAGCAGACGAGCCACGACCCGAGGCCACTGGGTAGCCATCAGGCAATGCCCCACGCGTGCTGCGAAGGCATCAGGAGTTCGATGACCCGGTTCGGGACGAAGAACCCAAGCCGCATTACGCCGGGATCTACCTGCATCGTGTCCTGCTGGCCCAAAGGCCCCCCCGCCCAACTGGCCCCCCTCTTGGGCTGCCAGTTGACGCGGATCAGTTCCTTCGCGCCCTCTTGGACGTTGTAGGGCACGTCCGTGCGGCCCACCGTGTGAACCACGTGGACGTTGCGGCGCCCCGCAGCGAACGGCGCGGCCACACCAGAGACACGGCGGATCAGCGCGCCCGACTCAAGGTCGATCGTGTAGCCAAACGCGTCTACGGGCGTGATGCCGTCCAGCGGCTGAAAGATGAGGGTGCGAATCACGTTCGCACCAAACGTCTCAGTCACCGATGCGACTGAGACGACGGGTGCCTTGGTGAGCATGATGATCGGGGTGCCGCCGTCATACCACTGGTCTTCGACTCGCTGAATGATCGGCCCAGTGAAGGACTCGATGACGGGAGTCACCGCAGCGATGAGCCCTCGCAGTTCCTCGTCCCGCGCGGTGTCCGAGAGGGTGATGTTCAGGAGCGACTTCACCTCAGCCATGGACACCAGCGCGGTACTGCTCAACGCGCCAACGTTGAACACGTCGGTGATCACGCGCGCGTTCGCACCGGTGGCCACCCATCGGACCGTATATCGGCCGGCCTGTGTCGTCACCAACGTCGCCGTGTAGGTGCCCACGGCTCCGTTGGTGACAGCAGGCTCGACGGTGCTCTGGTCGGGCAGGGTGATGGTCAGGACGACCAGGGTTGCATTCGCTGGCGCCCCAGTGGTGGTGTCGGTGATGAGGATGGTCAGATCCGGAGCGGGGTCGCCAAGGTCAATCATGTGCAGCCTCGATCCGGGTCAGTCTGGTGTCCTGCTCGAGCAGGTGCTTCTCGATCTCCAGCGCCTGATGCAGGACTGCACTGGCGTCGTTGTAAGTGGCCAGTGCTCTCGCATCCGACGCCGCGGCGGTGATGTTTTGGCCCACGATGATGACGCTCAACAGGACGAGTTGCAGGAACGTCTGGGCGATCCACGAGACGATCGCAGGCCGCCCGCCGTGGATCGCGTCAGGCAGGCTCACGAGGGCGATCGCGGCGAACACATAGGCGCACCACATCGAGCCGACCGCCCCCGTGATCTTCAACGCCAGCCAAGAGTTGAGCCCAGGCCCGGCAGCGTCAGCGTGCTGCGGTGCACCCGCAATCTTCCGGGCCGCGATGTGCGGGTGCAGGTTCACGTCAGGACTTGGGGCGGGTGCGAGAGATCGGGCCAGCCACGGCCGTCTCGATAGTCCGGACCTCAGGCTCGTCCTCGAAGCGGGATAGTTCGAGGTCAACATCCGCCAACTGCTCGGCGTGCCCTGCCTGCTTGTGGAAGGCGCGCTCGCGCCGAAGCGCGGCGACGTAGGCCGCTCGGGTCGCCATCAGTAGTCGGCGTTTCCGTGCAACTGCTGCGGGGCAGGGGTGATGACAGTGCCAGCCGGGAGGTTGACGATCTCGGGGCCAGCCTCACCGACGATCGGCTCGGGCTCAACAACAGGCTCGACAACCACCTCAGGCTCCGGTTCGACAACAGGCTCGACGACCTCGGGCGCCTCTGGGGCAATGGGCTGTTCAGACATGGCGGATCTCCTTTACTGCGTTGGGAATGGTGAGGGGTGCTGGGCGGCCCACGATCAGGCAGTAGACCGCCCAGCAGATGACTCAGAAGCCGGTCGGCGCGATCGTGCCGGTTCCACCCGCGATAGCGATGCTCACGGGGTAGCGGTCGGGCATGAACGCCACGTAGTTCCACAGCTGCAGGCGAACCTGCAGAGTGCCGGACAGCACCTCGGACAGCGCCCGGGTACGGAGCGCGCCCTCCCACAGGTACGTGTCATCCCACTTCGCGGTGATGATCTCGTCCTGGTTGACACCAGCGCCCAAGTTGGACGGAACGTTGGCGTCGAGGAAGACGTTCGTGCCCAGAACGGACCCGACGAGACCCTCAGCCTGCTCACCCTCAAACGTGCCCAGGGCGTTGAAGATCGGCCCCTGCGGAACGAAGAGCGGACGACCCTGAGAGTCCAGTGCGGACACCATCCAGTACCACCGTGCAGGGGTCATGACGATCCCCGTAGCGGTCTGGAAACGCAGGCGGGCGATGTTGGACAGGGACTGCGCCAGAGGCACGTAGAGCTTGCCCACGGTCGGCGTGGCGTCGGTGTACGTGATGGCGGTACCGCCAGCGTTCACGACACCCTTGAGCTGACCAGCCGCACCAGAACCCGCGATGACCTGCACGTCCAGTTGCTGGTTGTAGGACGATTGCAGATCCTTGAACACGATCTCGTCGAACGCGACCGGGGACTGGTCGAGCAGCTGCATGGCGATGTCCTGACCGCCGGCGATGGTGCGAACCGGCGCGGTCACGAACGTGTCAGTGATGTCCGTGCTGGACACCGTGCCGTTGTCCAACTGGACCGCGGTCGTGGAGCCGGTGAGGACCTTGGGCAGGTTGATGGAGTCCGTGCCGGTCGGGAGGTCGAGCTGCATGGGCAGGTTCGCCGTGGTGCGACCTGCACGCAGGTACGCCACGAACTCGTCCACCAGCCACAGCGGCGGCACGAAGTAACCACCCTGACCGTCAGTGCGGTTCGGGTTGACGCGCTTCTCGAACGAGCCGCCACGTGCACGGATCGACCGCTCACCCTCTGCGGAACGCTTCGCCCGCGCCTCTTCACGCTTGGGCATGTCCACATCGAGTTCCTGCGCGTGACGCTGCAGACGCTGAACGGCGTCCTGGTCGCCACGGATCTGGCCGCGGGCCAGGTCGAGGAAGTAGGAGTTGCCGGAGCCACGCCCGTACTGGGTCGGCTCCGAGATGACTCGGGCGAAGGACGTGCCGTCAGGTCCAGCAGGACCATCCTGACCGAGGAGCACTGCAGCGGCGCCAGCGGCGGCGCGGCGGGAGTCCTCGTCCTCAACCTGGGTGATGCGAGCCTCAAGGGCCTCACGCTCAGAGCGCAGCGTGGTGTACTTGTCGGTCTCTTCGGTGGTGAGCGCGGTGCGCTCTTCCTTCTCGGCGTTGTCGTTGATGGCGCGGATCTCGGCGTTGAGTGCGTCGAGTCGCGCGCGAAGGCGTGCAAGCATGAGAACCCCTTCCAGGGCGTAGGCACCCACACGGGTGCGGTGATTTGTTGTGCGGGTTACCAGACGTCAGGTGGTGTTCCCAGGTGGTGCGCGCGCTATCCGCGTCCGGCGTGGGCTCCGGCGTAATGTCAGGCGATGTTGCGCAGCGCTGGATCTTCCAGCAGCCGCAGACGAGCCAGGGACATACCCTTGGGCTCGCTCTTAACCTCCGACGATGAGTCAGAGGAAGTTGTGTCAGACCCGGGGCACTCCGTGCAGCAGGTGCCGTCACACTTCGGGTCGGTGCAGTCGCAGCACTCTGTGCCGCAGCATCCGCAGCAGGTGGGGTCGGGGACGCCCATCAGCTCGGACAGCAGTGGCAGCGCAGAGTCCGTGGCCTCATCGGCTGCCGCGAGCAGGTCAAGTACCTGCTGAAGTGTGGCCATTGTCGCGGCCGACAGTGTCGCACCGGCGCGTTGCTCAGCCCGTGCGCGTTGGGCGATCAGCGCGGGCACGCGGGTACGCATCAGAGCCTTGGCCTGAGCTGAGCGCAGCGCCGTGGTGCCCGTCGTCCCGGGGTTCGCCGGCCATGTCACCACAGACACGTCACCACCGTCGATGTCAACCTCGAGGATGTCGCGCTGGTCGTAGTCAGGGGACCACGTCTGGCGAGTCACCCAGAACGCAAACGACATCGCGTCAAGGTCACCGGCCTCCATCGCGGAACGCACCTGGTGGACATCCGCGCGGGTCCCGTCAAGGTCAGCCTCGACCATGAAGTCTGTCTCCGCGGATAGTCGCAGCGTGCCGGACTTGGTCCGGGCCATCGGCGCGCCATCCCAGCCATGGTTCAGGCAGAAGATTGTGTCTGGATTGCCGTGAAGAGTCTGGGTGAACGCACCTGAGTGAACGATCTCGGTGTAGTCGCCAAGCCAGTCGGTCAGGCCATACGGCGAGTCGACCGTCGAAGCGCAGCCAGTGAAGAGCAGTTTGTCGCCGCCCGTACCGTTGGGCACAGACCGCAACTCAGTCTGTCCGTTGAACCGCAGGTCGAGCATGTTCGGGCCGGTGGCCTGCCGGACGAGCGCCCGCATCGCCTTGGGGTCGCCGTCAAGAACCCGCTGCTCCAGCTCATGCAGCCCTCCGTGTCGGATCTTCATGCGAGTGCTCCGTTCGTGGGATCTGCAGGGTCCGCTGCTGTGGGGTCAGTCTCGCCGGGCTCGAGAATCCCCGGCAGAGACGTGTTCGTGTTGAAGGGGATGTTGTAGTCGGTGCCGTTCGGGCCTTCGATCGGAGACCAGCCCTCATCGGCACGCAACTCGTTGCGGTTGCGGCGCCCAATCAGGCGGTCGATCTGTGCGATCTGCGCACGTTCGAGAGTGGAAGCGCGCAGCAGGCCCTCGTAGATGAACCGAGTGAAGGTGGACTGCCCTCCGGGAATCATCCGGTCCCATACTTGTTCGATGGGCGTCGTGATCGGGACTAGCGTGTGCGTCGCATAGCCCTGGTCGATCGTGTCCAGGCCACCTTTGCCGCCTTGGCTGGCGTGCTTGGACATCGTCATGATCCGTTGCGGTGGCACTCCGAACCATCCGCAAATCTCCTCTATGGAGAACTCGCGTGTGCCAAGGAACTGTGCGTTCTCGTTCGAGATCGACATTGGCGTCCATGTCGCCCCGCCGAACATCACAGCAGGGCGGTGAGCATTCACAACGCCAGAGTGTCCGGCCTCCCAGACCTCCTTGACCTCGCGCGCCTTGTCCCTATCCCCAGCACCGGGCATCGCAATGACACCCGAGAGCGCTGCGCCGTTCTGGAAGAAGTTCTTGCCATACTCAGCGACCGAGGAAGCCAAAGACAATGAGATCCGCATGTAGGACACAGGGTCAATCCCAGAGCTCGCACCCGGCAGCATTAAGCCTTTGATGTGTTTCACCTGATCCGAGCGGTACTTCTTGCCCGCAATGGTGAAGAACTTTCCTAGTGAGTCGGTGCCGGGCTGAACCCGGTCTGGGTGCATCGTGGCCACCTGTGTCGGGAAGCCGAACTTATCCTCGGCAGCCACCCACAGATAAGCGTTGCCACGCAGTCCTTTCGAGACGACAATCTGCCCCATCCCCTCCGAGGGTGAGATGTCCGGGCCGAACGGTTCCGCGACGATCTGGGGCTGCTTGGCGATCGCGGATTTCACCCCACGTTTGTCACCCTCGTAGGCACCAAACGGCAGGATGCCGATGTCGTCACTGAGCACCCGCAGACAGTTCAGGACCGTCTGGATGGCCAGCGCGCCAGACTCGGTAACGACCGTGCCGCCGCCACCCATGCCAAGGATCTGGCTATTCGACGGGATCGAAGAGTCGCCGAAGGTGTTAGCCGGGTTCGCCGAACGAAAAGACATGCCGGCGTTGCGCACGGCGCGAGTCAACAGGTCCATTAGGACGCCTCAGTCTCTGGCTTGCGACGCCGCAACCTGACACGAGGCATCCTGATGTGAGGCAACTTCACATCCGACACGGCTACGCCGATGATGAAGAATGCGATCGAGGCGACAAGCAGCGCGGAAGCCGGCCCGAATGTCAGCCCAGACCATGCGGCCAGCGCGATGAACCCGAGGATCTGCAGCACAACACCCATCGGCCGAACCTCCTCAGTAACTGTTGTCGTCGGTGGACTCGTCGTCCTCGTCCAGGTCGTTAAAGAAGAACACCGACACGTCCGGCTCCGGCGTCGTCGCCATCACGGCCCACAGTGCGAGCGTCGCGGCATAGAGAGCGGTGATGTCTGCGGAGGACCGTTTACGGCCCCAACGCCAGGCACCCTCGCCATCCTCGACCGCCTTGCGCGCCGCACTCAGGGCTGTGGTCAACTCGGCCTGCCCGAGATGGCACAAACCTTTGGTCGTGGCAAGGTCGAAGAACAGACCGCACGCCGCAGCCAAGTCATTGCCCTTGACGAAGATCAGTTCGATACCAGCTGCGAGCAACGCCGGGACCAACGATTCGGCAGCCGAACCCGACGCGATGGCCACCTTCATGCCTGGCCAAACCGAGGCGAGATCCGTTAGGCACGGGATGACCCACTCGACACCCGGCCGGTGGTCAACCACGCCAGCCTTGTTCGAGGTGATTTCGACGTGAGGCAAGCCCTCCGCATTCATCCCAGCCACAGCGACGGCAGCCCACGAGCGGGAAGGCGACACGTCCAGGGCGAAGATCGGGGCCGACACGATCACGGACTTGAGGTCCAGGTCATCAGCCCAAGCCTGCTCAGGAACAACCAGCTGACCGGACGCCTCATCCCACCAGCCAAGGCACTCACGGGCAAACTCATCAGCCGGCAACGCCTCACGTAACGCCCGCAGAACCGTCAACGCCGGGTCAATACGCGCCTTCACTGGGTTAGCCAGAACCCACGCAACCTCATCATCGAGCGCACAACCCGGAGTGCCGACCGTGTGGT